AAGTCTTTAACACTAACCGTATCGTTAAGCTTAGACGCTACTGTACGAGCAACTGCACCTGTGCCAGAAGTAATAGTACCAACTAAGGTCGAGCCTGTGGATGCTGATAATTGCGGTAATGTACAATTAGTTAAAGTGCCTGAAGTTGGAGTGCCTAATATTGGAGTAACAAAGGATGGTGACGTACTTAAAACCGTACTGCCTGTTCCAGTGCTTGTAGTTACACCAGTGCCTCCATTTCCTACACCAACAACACCAGTTACAGATGATGCTGTGCCGGTAGTATTCTGATTTAAAATAGGGAAAGTACAGTTTACTAAATCACCAGTTGGAGTGCCTAAATTAGCGCCCGATAATGTTAAACCTGTAATGGTGCTTGCAATTTCTCCTAATATTATAGGGGTACTACCAATTGTTATTGGGGTTGCAAAATTACTATCTAATTGAGATAACGGAATTTGCCCAGATTGATTTGCAAAAGTAGTTAAAGTTGTCATGTATTTTTCCTGTTAAACCAATAATACCGTTATATTAGATGGAGCAAGAACAGGCAATTGGTCTATTCCATAATTTATCAATAGCGCATATTGTCTAGCTGTACCCGTACCTACACCAGCAGTTACCGCTTGAAAAAATGAACCTACTGCATAAGTAACCCCAGATGTACCTGCTATTGTATTCCATTGGGCATTTGTTGTGCCTGGTAAAACTAATATCTGATAAAACTGACCAATAACAAAAGAGGTAGCAACAACAGAATTGGTAGTAGTCAGATAAACTTCAATAACATTTACATTAGGGTTTATGGCGTTAATATTGCCATAATACCGACCAGAATAGGTAGATGCGCCAATTCCAACTGCTGGGCCATTTCCATCTAAGCCTTCAAATGACTGTACAACAGCATTTTGTGTTAATTGAATAATATTTGATGGCACTAAAGTGTTATTTGCTATTTTTACAACAAAAAAGGTATTGGTGCTACCTGCATTTAACCAAGTCACTGTATAAGGCACTGGAGGAATGTAATTACTATCTGTTACTACAGTTGTTCCCAGTGTGGCATAACTACCTGCTGTAGTTACATAGCCACAGCCTGGAGGTTTATTGTTCCAGATAGCCGTACCTATTTCAGATGCAGTACCACCAGCTACACTTACGCATACAGAATGTGCTGGAATAGGGTAGTTTGTTGCCCCATAATTCTGTGTTGTTCCTAAAGGATTATCAACCACAAATACTTGCAAAATACCTGTTATAGAAGCTAATGCAGCATAAATTGATTGTATTGAGTTTACTGAATTAACAGCAACTGATGCGGATCTACGAGCTTCAAAAGCTTGTCTTGATTCAACATCATTACCTAATGCGCCAGCAGAAGGATTGGTAATTGTATCCCAGCCAGCAATGGCAGTAACAATTATGGTTAGAGCGCCAGGGTTACAAGCAATAGCTCCAGTTGTTTGATTCTGAAAAGGTATAGTAATAGAGCCAGTAGCTGGAATAACCCCAGATTCTGTTGAAGAATATAAATAACCTGTTGTATCCTGTGCCACAGTTCCAATTGGAATAACTGTATTCACTGCGCCCAAACAAGTACAATTTACAACTGTGCCTTCTGCTTGAATACGAGTTATAAAGTAAATTTCACCAATAGCATCTTGCCAAATACCAGATGCCATACTTGGATTAACTTGGTTAGCAATGTAAGCTATTTGGCTATTCTTATCGCCAATAATTGCTGTTTCAGTTTGTGCCAATTGGCCTTGAGGGGTTTGCAGGGATGGGTTTACACCACCGCCAAACGCAGCATTTATATCAGCTTGAACTCCAGCTAATATAGCTTGTTCATTAGGAATTACTGGGCTTCCATTTTCCCATTGTATGGCAGGAACATTTGTACTCATTTATCCTCCGAAAGGTACAATAGCAGGGTTACTGTCTGCATCAGTTATTAATATTACACCTTCTATAGCTCGATTAACAAAATTTACAATAGAAGCTTCTGCACTAATAATATTAGGGATGGTTAAGGCTTCTAAGCTTATCTGTTGTTCTATATACCCTATTGGGGGTAATTGACCTAATATTTGTTGCCAGTATGGTATTCCTAAATTTGTATTGTACCAACATTCGCCAAGGAATGTCCTAACTGCTGATGTTACATCTTGAGCATAGGAATAGGGAGTGCCAGCTAAAGCTATATTGCCATTTATATCTAGCACTAAATCCCAAGCTGACTGATCGAGTAACAAAGTATTTTGTATCGTTGTCATTAAGTTGGCGCTCCTGTATTTCCAGATCCTGTCGTTACATTACTATGCGTATGTGTAGAACCAACATTTTTAGTGTTATTCTTCAATGTGCCTGTTGTTTCAACATCGCCAACCACAGTAAGCTTACCATTAATATTTATGTTTGTAGCGTTGATTGTAACAGTAGTTGGCGATGTTATCGTTATTCCAGTTGAATTAAATTGCACATATTGAGTTGGGGTTGCACCAATGATTGTTTGGATATAAATCATATCAGACATATCATGTTTACGAAGACTGCCGGGAGCTGAAACTTTACCTGTATTTTTTACAGTGCTTATATCCCTATCACACACAGTTGCAATACCTACATCGCCAATAGCAGGATCTAAGATAATACCATTAGCTCCACCTTGCACACGCATGTATGGTACATTATGGATAATTCCATGAGGCCATAAATTGCCAGAGCCATCAACTGAGCTTACTAATGGCTGTACATTAACTGTTCCTACTGGTGATAATCCTCCGGCATTTGATACTGCAATAACTTTTACAGGAATAGCAGTTCGTATGCCAGCTAAAGCATTGTTAATAACAAACTGTAATCTGCCAATTTCTGATGAATAATCTGCTGTGACTAAAGAAGGTGTTGTATTAGTTCCTTGCGACATAATCTGACCCTCCTCTGTTTAATATACAATTAGTAAACCAAGGCCCATCTGGTGTTACTGAGCTTAATTCATGTGTTATTACATGAGCATCCCAAAGACCATTTGCTTTTATAATAGCAGTGGTCAAATTTATTTTTCTACCATTAGCGATAGCCGCATTAAATTGAGTTTTGATAGAAAACCCTGCTGGAATATATGCAGGATAACCGACTAACCCTTGTTGTGGAGTAATAGCTACTACTACGCCATCTACATTATTACCATTAGACCAAATAGATACAATATTGTTTTCTATTTTAATAGGTAAACAAGCTGCTTTAGCAACCGTCTGAATTTGCTGTATGACTGAACCACTTAAATATTGATTGGTAACTATTGCATGGGCATTGTTATTATAATTTTGAAAAGCCCAAGTCTTCCCCATTGATTTAGTTAATGCTTCTATAATATCTTCTGCATTTTGAGAGCCTGGATAAGTATTAGGCGCAACAGGCGTTATTTTTTCTAAATAACCAGCAGCAGCAGAAACAACAAAAGATACATCTGGAACACTAGAAAAATCAATAAAACTACTATAGATATGCCCACTAAACACCTGTAATAAAGGATTACCTTCATCCCCAACAACAACAGTTACTGAATAGTTTTGAGCTTGAACTAAATTAGCGCCTTCAGAGGAGTATTGATTCATATGCTCCAAACTCATGCCATATACTTTAAGTTGTATTTGAGCAATAGAGTTATCTCCACCAGGGTTAAATATAACCGCTTGGCATCGCATACCCTCCAAAACAACCGTTCCTTCCTGAGATCCGGAAAACTGTAAATTTATTTGGCGAGTAACAAAATTCATGCTTGATAAAACAATTGGTATCGTGTGCCTAATCCCGAATAATCAGGATCATTAGTGCCTTGTGTATCATAAAAGAATAACTGACCAGTAAAGCCAAGATAAGCCTCTCTAACAAGCCCTACAAGATTAAGGCACAACATTGTACTAACTATAGGATTATTGTTTACTACAAGGTCGCAGTAAAGCCCTGTGGACAATTGATATACATTAATGGCGCATTGTTGTGAACCAAGCAATACTGTAAAAGATTGTGCGCCAGTTTTAATTAAAGGTATTGTTTGATAAGATGCCATTTTAATTTACCAATAATTCATTAGTTGGAAGATTAGTGCCTATTGGAGTCATTTTTGGAAGCGGAGAAACCTGACCTAAAGCAAATGTTTGTGCCGCTTGTGGAGCAGCGACAGGTAAAGATGGGTTTGGAGCAATACGCACTTCTTGAAATGTTAATTCGGCAATTAATAAAACAGCGCCATTCCTAGCATCTTTTCTATAGTCAAAATTAACTAAACTTGCCGAATTATATACTTTATCTGGAGTGACTATACTAAGAAGCTTTGTGCTATTTAATAATACTAAAATTTGATTTATAAAAGCACTTATTTCAAAAATATTACTTTTAGTAACTATCAGTTTTATTTCATAAGGCAACGTAACTTTGTTATAGCTTTGAAAACTACCTTGTTCAACAGGGTAATTAGGTATCTTATGAATCTCTTTATATTCAAATTTAACAAAAGAATCTGGCTTTAAAGCATAAGTTCCTTTAATGCTAACATTTATTACTTGAGTTGTTCCTAAAGTAGCTGTATTTCCTAAAAATAAAGAAGTATTAATTGTTGCAGTATTTACTGAGTTTTGTGTTACTAAATATTCTGGATTGGTACTATCAAAACTATCTTCATATAAAATTCCCCAAATAGCATGTTGATTTGCTTGTTTAGGATAAATAGGAAGAGTATTTTTAAGTTTTTTATACAAAGCATATAGCTCTGCCGCCACAGCTAAACCTACAGCGATTCCTTGGCTTGCGGATCTGCTAATAGGGGGAACGCCCGGTAATGGTGGTACGTCTGGATAAGGTATATTTGACATTATTTAAGCGTTCCCCCTACTCCGTTGTAAACCATAGAATTATCTTTTATTGCTTGACCTAGATCACGAGCAATTCCATCACCATCAGTTGCTTTTGTATTAACAGTAACCCCATTAACAGTAACTTGTGTATTGCTAGAATTGTTGTTGCTAGAACTCATAGGAGCGTTTGCCTTTGATCCTACCATAGTTCCTTCATTCATCATTACCCCTTGTCTGAGGGAAGATAATTGATCGATAGTAAGATGCTGATATTCTCCAAATCCAGTAGATTTTGTAACATTAGAAATAGCAGAAGGGGCGTCTTTTAAATCTTTTCCTCCTCCTAAATAACCTAATGTTTTCCCTTTTCCATAGTATAAATCATGAATAGTTTGCAATCCATGCTCATATTTTCTTTTTAATAATCTATCCATAGCTGCATCACCTGCTTCTATAGATGGAAATATACCAAAACCACCTTGTCCTGATGTATCTTTATCTAATCCTGTTGCTCCTGCCGCTTGTGCAGAAGATAATGATTCATAATGTAGATTACCACGATTATTGTTTCTATTACCTCTAGTTGCCCCAGTATTTGTTATTGGGCCACCAGGGCCAGTATTACCATTAGAAACATTTTCTGCTTCTTCTCCAAATATTTGTTTATTTATAGCTTTAAAAAATGATGTGTTATGAAGATATTTTAAAGTTTTTTCATAAAGATTTGCCGTAGATTCAGATGCTTTAGATAAAAGATCAATTAATTTAGTTAATGATGGAAACATTCCTTCACTAATTACATTCTTTAACCCAGTAAATGACTGAGATAAAGTAGCATTTGCTTTAGTATATTCGGTAGATAAGGCTATTAATTCTGGAGTTACATGCCCAATTTTTTTATATTCTTCACTTAATTCTTTTAACGCATCTCCACCAAGAAGCAATAATTTAAAAGTTGATTCATTATAACCAAATTGACCAGTAAACATTTTAGCCCTTTGAATGGCAGCAGTTTCGCCACCAGGCATTTTGTCTTTTGTGTCTTCTATGTATTTTTTTACTTTTTCAGCAACAACATCAAATTTATCAATATCTTTTGTATCTAATTGCAATATAGATGCAGAAACAATAGCGCCTTGGCTTCCACCCCAAGTAGCAAAATCAGTTAAAGCAGATTGTATTGATTGTAAAGAACCGATTACATCTTCTTCAGAACCACCAACTGCTTTTGCTAAGGCTCCCCAGCTTTGTAATTCTTCTGATGGAACGCCTAATATAATAGATTGACGACCTAGTTCTGCACTGTTTTTAGCAGTTTCAGAAACCATAGCATTTAAAGCTTTAATTCCTGCTAAACCAAGAAAGGCAGTTCCAAAACCAAGCAAGGCATCTTTGGCTTTATCAAAGCCATCAGCAGTCTTTTTGGTGTTTACATGGGTTTCTTTAGCAATTTTGTCGGATTGTTTGCCAGCTTTGTTTTCTTCTTCAGAGGCTTTCTTCTTTTCGACAGTGGTTTTTTTATCTTCAGTAGCAGATTTTTTCTTTTCTGCCCCTGTTTTTTTGGTAGCATCTTCTGCTTTTTTAGAACTTTCTACTTCTGCATTAGCTGTTTTTTCAGCTTCTTCTGATATTTTCTTTAAATCAGCTACAATCTTCTTCTGTTCAGAATTAAATTTAGACGCATCAATGCCTAATTCTATAAGTAATGAGTCTATAACAGTAGCCATTCTTTATCCCTTATTCATTAAATAAGCATTGTGTCGATCAACTGAATTAATTTCTAAGAGTATCCACAAATCCTCAACTCCATAAACCGTGTCTAGTTCATGGAGAGTCGCCAATCTTGACGACACAACAGTTGCTATCGTTTGGGGCGTGGCTTGATACTCAATGAGCTTAACTGGCTTACCTGCGTTTCTGACTCCGAAGTCGATTGGTTTTCGTTTAAAAAAAAATCCATATGCAGATTCCACACAGCTTTTCTTAATTTCAATCGAGTAATTGCTTCTTCAATGTCATCTTCAATCAAAGGTCGCTTAATGTTGATAGAGGGGGCATATTGAATACACCCCATCATTTCTTCAAGAAGAGGGTGAGCCACTTCAAAAGGAATCTTTAGTAAGTTTTTATAACCCACTGCCAGCAAGCCAGCCATTCCTTGTGAAGCTAATTCTTCAGGAATTTCTATCCCAGCATTACCTACTGCTAAGATAGTCCTGATTGCCCAGTATTCAGCCTGTGAAGCTGACATTTCAGCAATAAGATAAGTTTTACCTTTATCACGCCCATCTTCAGCTACAAAGGTTGCCTCTTTACGAGCCATTAGATTTGACCACCTACGATACTTTGCCAAGTGATTTCATAAGTCAATGGAGTCAATGTTTTCTTAACTGCTGGAAAAGGCGTAGCAGAAGTCAGAAAGCCATTGTTCAATGTATATAACATGCTTGTACCGGGCAGGTTAATAGACCCAAAAGCAGAGAATACATCAAGAGCTGCATTTTGAGCATTACGCCAAGCATCAAACAAAAATACACTTGGGGAATCAGCTTGAAGATGAATAGTCATTTTGTACGGTACGAATACTTTACCACCGGACAAAATACCATCAACACCCATCAATACTTCAGATTGTTGTACTGATTCTGATTCAAACGCATCATCAACGGCAAAGCCTTGGATAATTTGTGGCGTAGGGAAATACTGATTAATACCTAATGCCAGTATTGCATTTGCAGAAGTTATAGTGGCCATTTTATTTATCCTATGTTTATTTAAAAATTTACTAAGTTAATGTTAAGGCATATCAGGCCAAACTCTATTACCTTTAGCTTGGTTTTCTTTAGCTGTAAGTATTTGTAAATTAGCTTCACAATGTAGGCCACAAACAAGTTTAGATTGTAATGGTACTATATGATCCACATGATAAATAATATTTGAGCTACTTAAATCAATTGCCTGTCTGTATATGTTATTTATTGCTTTTTCACATGCCCATAATGGCATACATCTTTTTTCTGTGATTCTTCTTTTTGAATCATAAGACTTAACCTTGTCTTTATTGTCCTTTTTCCAATCTCTTGCTTTTAAGAGATTTTCTTCTAAATTTAAGTAATGGCTTTTTTGCCTATAATCTTTACAATGCTCCTTATTTCTTTCTCTCCATTCTGTTCTATTTCTAGCAACTCTATCAGGATTATTTATCTTTGCTAATTTACTAGATTCTTTAGCTTTTTCAGGATTTCTTTTTTTGTAATCTGCTGATCTTTTAGCTTCGCATGATTTACATCTATAAAATAATCCATCAAAATATCTTTTAGATTTAGGAAAATCGCTTAATATTTTTATTTCATTACATTTAGAACAAGTTTTCATTATCTACCCCTACAGTAAATCCCTAATAAAAAGTTGAGGTCAATCAGTTAGGGGCTGATTTTCGGAAGCGATCCTAGACCTCAAGTTTATTATATATCTATTCCTTATTGAATAGCTATGCTAGCAAGGGTTATAGATTGAATCGCTTCCCCATCTTGATAATATAATGTAATCGGGGGAGAAGTTCTAGCAGCTCTAGTTATTGCAGTTGCAGGAAGTATTTGCAAGTAGAAACCTTGAGCAGCAATAGTTGGTGCAGCGTTAAAACCTAAAGCATATTGTATCTGAGCAGCTTGTGAAGAAGACACATTAATACCAGCTCTGATTGCCCCAAAGTTTACAGCAGCATTGATTGGATCTAAAGCCGCAGCATTTATCAAGCCATTGCCAGCACTGTTATAAGGAATTGCGCCAACAGATAATAACAAATTAACCATTGCCAATTGCAAGTTTGCATTAAGCCAGATTTGGTTTAGATAAGTGTCAGCCCATAACCATTCGCCCGATACAGAACCAGGAGTAAACCAGTTTTCATTATTAGCAGGGTTATTAGATCCAAAAGCTGCATAAGCATTGTAACCATTACTAAGAACAGCATTGTAATCAGTAGCATTGCTAACTGAAGGAGTAAGACCAGATTGCATTTTGAAACACAAAGTTGATCTACCATTCAATCGAGTAAAGTCTAATGAAGCCGCATAACCACATACAAAAGCCGCTAGAGAAGATTCCCCAGCATTTGAATATACAGGGCATGTTCCAACTATCTGTAATTCTTGTAAATAGTTACCAAAAGTAACAGTGTTATTTGCAGTCAAAGCATTAACGTCTGAATCTTGACATACATACAAATAACGAGGAGAAACAGAATTACTCCAATTAGCAAAAGCTTCTTTTTCAGCAAGCAATGATTCCCAAACTGTCATGAAAGTTGCCCAGTTTTGATTCTGGTTAATTATATCATTCATAAAGGTTGCAACAACAGCAGCACCAGCGCCTTGAGAGGTTGTTGCTCCAGTTGCTTGAGTTAATGCTAAGTTAGCCGCCAATGCAGTTGCACCTGCAAAACTCATTGTTTGAGTTGCCCCAGGCGCAGTAGTAGTAAATATAAAAGCAGAATGAACTGAACTATAAGCAACTGTAAACCCTGGGGTTACAAAAGCAGCTTGAATAATAGTAGCCGCATTACTAAAACTTGTAGCGCCAGTTAAATTAATAGCACCTGACGTTTTCACAACGCCTGCTACAGTAATTGCTAAAGTACCCGTAAATGCTTGTAATTGACCTAAAGTAACAGCCTCTAATGAACCGCCTCTTAACCAGCCAGCAATCGCTGTTTCAGGATAACGAGTCATTAATAAAGCGCCTGGCAACTGAGTGCTTATTGAATAACTATTAAAATAGTTAGTAGCTAAAGTAGCTTCAGTTGATGTTGCCCCAAAATAAGAACTAACTCCAACAGCATCAGCAAATTGAAGAATAGTGCCATATGGCGCATAAGCGTTTTGTGTCAGCATTAGTCCGTTAAGATCAACAGCAATTCCACCAGCCGACAAAACGGAGGGAACTACTGATACTACTTGTGAAAATGGAATGGTACTCATAAAAATCCCCTATGGTGGAAAGGTTTGGTCTATCGGTGCAATTTCAATAACCGCAGCAAGCATTGACTGCTGTATCATTGAAAGTATTGGGTTGTATTGTAAGCTAGCTATCAATTTCCATCGTTGCTCATATTGAGCTTCCCCATCAATTAAAGGAATTTGCATTGGATCATCTGCATACAATGGCTGAATATTTGACGGAAAAATCTCAGTCGCATATTCATCCCTAAATAATGAAACAGCTTCCGCACACCAGTTCTGGGCATCTTCTCCGTAAAAATCTAATTGGAGTGAATACCTAAATGGCGTGAGTATAGTTTTACCTTGCCCTATGGCTTGATAGTTATCAATATTAAAAGATATACGATCCATGCCAACATTGTTCATAGCAACAAAACCTTTTTTCGGCATTGCTACTCGATTATCTTGAGCTTGTATAACTTCTGTATTTGCAGGAAGAAAACTCAATAGAAAGGTTCTCATACTGCTAAAAATATCTTGGTCAATAATATCAATAGTTACTACCATTTAATCTACCTGCAAAGAAACTATTACTTTGCACCAGTCAGGCCAAGTTTCAACAACTTTAGTAATTAGCCAGTTCTTATTTGAACTATTGGGGATTTCTGGGAAGACTAAAATATCTCCACCAATATTATCCGCTCTAACTACTCCAGCCGCATTTCCATACAAGTATACAGTACGCATCACATTGGTGATGTTTAAACCGTCAGTATGTTCTAAATCGCTTGTGCTTAATGCTTGTATCTGCGCTTCTACTGATAAGGTTATAGAAGTTGGCGTTCTTCTTCCAGTATTGTCTGTAGTATATCCAGTTGACTGCACCCAATTAATACATACATTTGGATTAGTTATCTGGGTATATTTATTAACCATGCCTCGTAGATTCATCTTTTAACCTTAAATGGCGCTCCAGCCTTATTAACAGCGTGATTAATAGATTTAATCATATAACCTGTATCATTCAATGGTTTATTATTAGAGCCGGGGTCTACACCACGAGAAATAGCACTTCTAGCTTGATCTACTACAGAAGCATCAATTTGCCTTCCAGCTTTACGCCATTTTCTAAGCAATACAGTAACAGGACTTAAAGCTGGAGAATAAATAGAAGCAACCATTGTTTTCATGTCTGCTGCTGCTTTCGTACCAACTGCATCTAATACATCAAATACAGTAGCCTTTCCCCTAATAGCCTTTTTAACTCCTCCAGCTATTATTTTACTCCAAGCTGATCTTTCTTTTTTAGCCGTAGGTATTATAAAAGGTCTAGCTGGTATTCCTGCCCCTGGTGCGCCAAACTCTTGTATAGCCGCAACAGTTGCTACAGTTACTCCACTTTCATATGTTTCCCCAATAGGAATACCCACTTGCGCCACCATGCCATCAAACTCTTTTGGTATTGCTTCTAGCTTGTATTGTATTCTAGCTAGAACTTTATCAAAATTAGCTTTACTCACCACCAACCTGCGCCAGTATTAATTCTAGGTACAAAAAGACCTAAATTTCCTACTATCCTTAATAACGCCCGTAATTGAGCGCCATAAGGTGTAGTGGCTAACCACCACCCATAAGCAGTCATTGTTGGTGGAGGTTGCATAGACACGGTTACAGTGCCTTCTGTACTACCCGTAACAACTACTGTAGGAATACCAGCATTAATCAATGTAAATGAAGCCGCAAGATGAGCGCACATTAAATCAACAGCTAATTGTAATTGAGCTTCCCCCCAAAAATAGTTATTATCAATATTAATGTACGCTGTTGCCATAGTCCACCACCCTTCTAGTTGTGCAGGTGGAAAAATAGTCGTGTTCTCAAAAGCTGGGAACTGATTCCTAAAATTCACATCATCATAAACTGGAATGGTAGAAGGCATTATTACATCACCGCATATTTAGGTGCTTCATCTTCTGAGGCATAATCAGCAGGGGTCATTGGTGCAGACTCATCCTTTAAATTCATATCAGAGGCTACTTTTTCAGTGTCTGATTTTTTATCTTTTACAACAATATACCCGTCTTTTTTATGCTCAAGAAAACAAGGATTGTTATTCAATTCTTCTAAATCAAATTCAGTAACTTCTGTTGCAACACCTAATGGAGTAATCAAACGATTGTTTGCAACCCCTGTGCCGCCTTTAATAATAACAGAATGACCTTTTATTGGAACATCGCCACCGCCTTTTACCCAGTTGGTATAATTCTGGTCATTTGCAAGTGTTGAAAATACATAAACTTTAGCCATTTTAAATCCTTGGTAGGTTGATAGAAAGCGTGGATTTTTAAACCACGCTAACTATCTTACACTAAATTAGATACCTTGGTATCTTACTACAGCGTATGGACGTTTCAGCATCACACCAGCTGTTGCTGAAGTATAATCTTCAACGTAAGCTTTTGCTTGTCTTTCAACGCCTAATGCTTGGAACTTAGCAGGAACAACTTGTACCCAAGTACGGCTGTCATCACTAGCGCCATCATCAACATGTTCTGCATACAAATACATAACATTTAATCCGCCATTTGCAAGATTCAACTGAGGAGCTGAAACTACACGCATTTTAGGATATGTTTTGCTAATCCAATCACGAACTGAAATACCAAAATCAGAAGTTACTGACAAGTATTGGTAAGAAGCCGTTGGCAATGCTAAAGTCAACTCAACATCTTCTGGATTGATGGTGTCTTGTGATTGAGTTTGTAGTTGAGCAGCGGCAACCCTGATGTCAGCTACAATCTGTAGGAATGTTTTATTTGACCATAAGGTCGAACTACCAGTTCCAGACGCAGCAACAGTAACATAAGCTGGTAAACTAGGATCGTTTAAAAAGCCGTAAGTTAAGTTGTTGCCACCGTTAAAACCAAAGAAACCAATAAGGTTGCGTTGAATTTCTAAAGCCAAAGCAGCAGATGAGCGTTTTTCAGCAGCGGTAGACACTCTGATACGAGCGGCTCTTGCTTCTTCTAACATACCTACTTTAATACCTTTTTCAAAACGAACTATAGTTCTGCGGATAAAGTTGGTGTTCCAAGATGCCAAAGGCACATTTGAGTAATCGCCATAAGGCACAGCGTTACCAATTGGCTCTAACAAGCCTTGAACAATTTCTTCATCTTCCCAAGAACCAGAAGTAGTAATACCAACCAACTCATCAATTTTACGAGCCGCTGTGATTACTTTAACAAAGCCTGGTAGCCAATTCTGTAAGAACTGAACAGGAGTTGTCATCGAAGCAGCAGCTACATCAGCTTGCTGGTCATCCATTGCAAAAGCTGCCATTTGACTAATTGCTTTAGCTGGAAAGTTAATGCCTAAGTCTTGTAGTGCTGCGTAGTCCGCAACATCGCTTGCAGACATTTGAACAGACGCAACTTGGCGAGCTGATAAATGGCTACGTTCTAATGATTTACTCATAATGAATATCCTTAATATTAATTAGTAATGCGAATAGCAATTAAACCAGTTGCGGCTGTTGGATAGTTCCAAACTACGCAATTAGGAATAAATGTATTTCCAGCAGTTACAGTACCACCAGGTGTGACCGCAGAAAGTACGCCAGTAGTATTGTTGTATTGAATCAAATCGCCAATTTTGGCAGCTCCAACGCAGTTTACTACAATAGTACCCATAGTTAGGAACTCACCCTGACTATAACCAGCCAAGAACATAGTAGGATCAAGTGGATTGCCACCCGATACACCATACGAGGCATATACTTTAGGATTGACCAAAATACCAGCAAATACACTTGTACCGGCAACAATAGTGCCACCTTGCGTAGCTACGTTAGTAGCGTTTGATTTAGTAAACGCTAGTCCGATAGTGCCACCTGTTGATGCTAATGTAAGAACATCAACACGTTGTGGGCCGTCTACGATTAATTCACCTGGGATACCAAAACCCAGACTGATATTAACCCCTGATTGAAAATTTGCAGCAGTCATATTATTTACCTTTTAAATAGCGTTGAACAAAATTGCCTTTTTTAGCTGATGCCATATCCATAGCAGCAGTTTTGGAAGCGCCTTTACCAAGCAAATAAGCTTCAAGGAATTGTACTCTTGATTCCTTTTCTACTTCTAAGCCAAGTTTTTTACAGCCATATTTAGCCAATTGATCCACATCCATATCGGAATGGTCAAATGCGCCAACCTGAGCAGACAATTTTTCATAAAGTTTAGATTTTTTAGCGATATTTTTTTGAATAAGTTTAGCTATTACAGCCTCATCCATACCCATTTTATCGTCAGTTTTCTTTTCTTCTTCAGTATCTTCATCCTTAACCATATTTACATCATCTTCTTTTTCTTCATCGTCATCATAGACGGTATCATCTTTTTCTTCTTCGTCACAATGTGAATCTAATTCTTCAGATTGCTTGCCTGTTAATTCTTGAATTTTAGCTAATTTAGGCATGACTTCTTCAAGGAACTTATGCACCTCTTCAAGCGTCATACTTGATTTTTCAGCTTCTTCATTATCTTTAGTCATTTGTTGAAACTCCTTTGAATCTATTGTAAAAGTTAAGTGATCTAAAACTGCTACATCAGGCCCCATTCTGCCGTTTTCGACTAGAGCTAAATGATTGCCACGGATTTCTCGTTGCACATACTGATAAGGTTCTCCGTTATAATTCCCAGGAGCATATGCATATCTGCAACGATAACCACATGACAATTCTTTTTTTCCATTTGCAATGAGATTAGCCATAGCCTCTGAAAATACTTTGATATTCCCTTTCAATGTTGTTCCGTCAAAATATACATCTTGACCGATAACTCCCTGTACACCTTTTTGTTCAGAAGGTGTAAGACCAGCATCTTCACTGCCCAACATTACATGGTCATCAATCCAAGGTATCAACTTGAATGAATCTATGCACTCTTGAGAAGATAACTCTGATTCTGGTCTATATACACCATAAAGATGATCTTGTATACATTCTGATGATATTGAACGCCCCATATAAGGATAAACCCCTACTGTAGACAAAGGATTGTCTTTTATTTCAAACCATCCGTTAGTATCATAATCCCTTTTGTCCATTGCGCTTGATTGTGCCGCTTCTGCTATTTCTTCCATTTCATCTTCTATCTTTTTAAATAAAGGTTCTGGAGCATCTTCTATAGTTGCCCATAAAAAAGCATCATGTTCATCATTTAAAGTAGGCTCAAAATAACCATCGTTGCAATTAAAAAGGCAAACATTTCCATCTTCAAATATTAAATTAATTCCAGTTTTAGGAATGTAGATTATCTCTTCCTTAGACTCTCGTATTGCCCCTTCTATTGGCGACTCACCTTCTTCTACATGCCCGCCTGGGAAACCCCATGTATTATCTTTAGTTCTCCGTAACCAAAGTATCTTTTCATTATCTGTGTAGACAATAAAAGCCACACTATCAGAATCTTCTTGTTCATCCGTTGCGCTTTTACGAGCATTGGAATAAGCAGCCGCCATTGCTTGTTTTGGGTCATGACCAGCTGTAATCATTTCAGCAATGTTATATTGTATAACTTCTTTACTTGATCCTGATTTTAATGGCATTAAATTACCCTCCCAGTTTGAACGGGTATATCAGTCACATTTAACAAAACTGTTGCTTCTCTAATATTTCCTTCTGATGTTACAAATAAAGCTCGAATTGTATATAACTGATTAACTTGTGGCGTAGGAATTACACCACTTGATATTTGAGCAGAGATAACTTTAGCAGTTGCCGCTGTGACACCATCAGGAAAAGTAATTGGCCCAGTGCTTATAGCCTGCCCTGCAAATATTAGACCTGCTTGATCGGAGTCTATTGAAGTAATAGATGTTATTATTTCAGACACATTTAAAATATGTGTGCAATCTATATTATAAATTATAGATTCTGATGTTCTTTTTTCTAAAACATAACTATTCATAAATCCGCCAATAATCTATCTTGTTGGAACAATCCAATAATCTAACCGTGTCATTGTATGTTGGTAATCTGCTCTAGGAGATACATGCCAAACATTTCCTGATACTTTAAAAATTGGGGTAACATAATAAACATCTACAGCATTACCATTTTCTATAACTGCGAGAATAACATAAGTTGCTTCAGATTGTGAATCTATTGCATTTCCAACTTCATTAATCTGTACTGCTATTTTTAATAATTTAGTTGCTATATCTTGAGCATTAGCTATTTCAGTTATAAATACATTTGCTATCATTGTCTCGGAAAGCAAATCTTGTGCATTTCCAAATTCGCTTATGGCTATTGCACTGCTCATTGTTTCAGAAACTGTATCTGATGCTAATCCAGATTCTACAATTGCTATTAAAGCTGATATTACGGAAGATTGAGTATTTAACGCAGAACCAGCTTCAACTATAGCTAATGATGCAGTTATTGCTTCAGAAACTACATCTACCGAACTTACAGCTTCAGTAATTGTAACTGTGTAAATAGTTGTTGTTGCTGGTATATCTGCAAACGGTACTTCAGCAAAGGCAGAAAACCCAAACATCAGGCTATACTGCTTGTGAGCCGAGCATATCTTCTTGTGCCATTACCCATTGATAGCACTTGGCTAGAAAAATGGTTGCTTCTTGGGCTTCAATTTCTTCAATCGGTGCAAAATAATTCCTATGATCCACATTTTTTGTTTCGTCATTTGGTACAGTTGCATAACCAATAGCATCAATACGTACAACAAATATTTTGCTACGCTGTCTTGATACGGTTGCACTTACTATCTGGAAATATGCTCCAGTAAAAGGAATACCGAAGTTTGAAGCTTCTAAATCTAGTTGAATTGCCATTATTATTCCTTATGCGTAGTTAGCCAGTTCTGTCATTTGTAATTGACATAAAACTCTAATGTTTGTTGATGCTGCTCCCGTAAATGTCACATTAATTGCACCGTATGTAGTATCAGCAGACACTGCTATTGTCCACGCTGGTACATTGGATATAACAGTTACAGTTGACGTTACCATTGTTGTTGATGCAACTGTTCCTTCTTGTCTAATTAAACCCTCAATTACCCATGCTGCGGAAGCCGTACCATCCAAAGCTTTTTGTCTAGCAACTACTGTGCCTTTGAAATATACAGCACTATTTGGGTATATAGTAGGTAATCGGACAGCAGTAAGTCCCACTTCCGTTGATAGTTGGATTGGTGTTGCATCAGTGGTAATGGCTCTAATTGGCACCAGTCCTAACTGCCCTTCAGCGGTGGATGTACCGGTGAAACGCAATCCACTTAGGGCGGTTTTGTTATTAGTCGCTGCAAAAACTTGCGCTCCAAAGGCAAAACTGTTCTGAGCTGTAGACTTGCCTTGTCCGATCATAACTGACGCTGCCCCAGTAGCTTGTGCGTTTTCGCTACTAGAGCCACTACTTATTGCAACGGAGTAACTTCCTGTTGCTGTACCACGATACCCCATCGCTATGCTGTTTACCCCTTGAGCACCATAAGCTGAAGTGTTATTAGAAATTGCAGCAGCAAAAGAGTCAGCACCAGAAGCATATGAAGCACCTAAAGCTACTGCACCAGTTCCCGGAGATGCGGTAGTTGCACCAGTTGTAAAAGCATTTCCACCCAATGCAACACTATAGTTAGCAGAAGCAGTAGTAAATGCCCCAATCGCTATAGTATAATCTGCCGATGCAACACTCCCGTAGTTCCACGCAAAAGACCCAACGCCTGAAGCAGTAGCATTACGACCAAGTGCTAGAGCATTACTACCACTAGCTATTGGTCGCACATCTGAACTTGGTATGTTATCTGCATACCCTCGCATAGTTTTCTTTGCACCAGTTTCCCAGTTTGTACCATTACAAACGATTTGAGTACCTTCTCCCCTTCTTAATCGTAATGTGGCTAAACCATCAATAGTCTCTGTTAAATTAGGGTCTATAGTAATAATATCAGTAGAACTAGCCGAAGAATTCCAAATCCAAACATTGAACCCAGTACCAAGCGTTGCAGCAGCAGTTAAAGTTGCTGTAAATGTACCTGAAGTCCAGTTTAGAATCGTGCCGTTATCACCAGCAATTACTGTATAAGCAGCAGTTTTGTTGCTAATCGTTAAGGTTGAACTACCGCCACCAGCAGGAGTCGCCCACGTTGCATCACCTCGCCAAAATGTAGTTGCTGATGCAGCTGTACCTGAATTAAGATTAGCGACAGGAATGTTGCCTAAGCCTTGAGCATTACCAGAAGCATCTCTGATAACAACTTTTCCGGCAGGGTAAGTAGATATAACCGTAGCCCCTGCTGCGACTGTAATCTTGGTTGTGCCTGAAACACCAGCAATTATTGAAGATGAAACAGTATCACGGCTTAACGTAGTACCAGCGGCTGTGTAAGTACCTAGTCCAACTTCAGAGTCATTGCCGCTCTTGATCTTGTAATAAGTAGTGTTAGCGTCACCAATAGCCGCAAAGGTTTGAAAGCCCGTAACAGCACCCGTAAGCGTCAGAGTTCCAACACCCGTTGTGCTAGTTGTTTCTTGAACTAAGTCAGCGAATACGAGTGCCATAACTAATCCTTATTTATAACTAAATTACTGGAGTTGCTATCAATTCATTTTGCTGAAAATACCGTTGTTGGTCATAGCCATCATTATTGGTAGTATATCCAACAAGAACTGTAACCGCTCCAGTAATGGGATCAAAGCCAAAACCAAGGACAGTTCCAGAAATAGGCGATGGTAGAACTTGAGTTACTGCTTCACCTTGAACAAAATTTGTCATAATTAATTCCTATAGACTTAATGAGTACGATACTTGTACTACGTTACCAGAAGCAACAGGTTGCGCTCCACCAGTAAATGTTCCAGCAGATAACAATACTCCAGCTGTGGACATTAAAGTTACAGCTGCGCCAGTGCCATAAGCGATGAAAGCGCCTTGAAGAGTGCCAGCGCCCGTCATAGTAAATGATGTTGCAGCGGACAAAGCAATTGCACCAGCAGTGGCAGTGCCAAAAGCAGGTGCTATTCTAGCTGCAAATGTTGGAGCATTGGTAGAGCCAGCTTCTGTCCAACCTGCGTGTGATGCCATTGTGTCAGCAGCTGCTACAGATGTAAAAGATACAGAGGAAATCATCCCCATGTATGGCCCAATTACTGTATATGCAGAACCAGTTAAGGCAGTTTGCAACATTAAGTTTTTACCTAATGTACATACTACGTTGTTGATCTTTTCTTCCCAAAGAAGCTTACCACCTTCATGTTCAAAACATTTAAAAGTATAAACACCTTCAGCATGAGCTTGTTCACCAAGTCCAGCAGATGACGCTATGCTCATAGTTGTGCCATCAACGGCATTTAATTTATCAATCATTTTTATTCCTCGTCAAAATTAATTATAGGCTTCAATATACAGCGGCAATTTGGAAGATCCGCTGGTAAACCGTATATCTTCTCGCCATACATCATTCCTATGTACGGTGGATTATTTAAATCATACTCTTTACCGCTCATTTCTACATGTAATGGGCGTTGTGTCATTCCACCGCCAGAATGTATCCAAATAAACTTTTTAACGCCATATGCCTTTAGGCGAGTTGTATTAACAGATTGATAGGCTTTACGAGATTGATCTAAAGCTGTATTTCTTGCTCGTTTAATATTCCCCTTATACTTTACTTTTAGAAAAGGTACAAGGTCATTCATTCCTTTGCCTGTAGTAATACTACGCATAACCGCCCCTTGCACTTCTGCAAGAGCCTGTTGTGGTATTAGCTTAATCAAATTAGCCGCTTCTTCTGTGCTTGCTTTAATAACATCCTTTAAAACTTCATTACTATAAGTCATATCTATAGTAATTTCCTTGGCAATATCTTTTAAAGACATCCCTAGCGTTACACTACTGTTTTTAACGGTGCGGTTAATCATCTTGTCGGTGGACTCTTTTGCCACCTTATTGAATCTTTTTTGCCATTTTTTCAGCAAATAATTCAAAATAATGCGTGATTGACTGCTAATTGACGAATCTACACCATAACCATAAAAAGTTTTGGTTAATTCTTTCAATATGTCACGATACATCAATTCAATAAGCCGTTCTGTAGGTTTGGCGTAATCTCTACCAATACCTACATTAGGCCGTAGGGATTTTCCTATCATGTAGGTTCATCACCATCATTTTCATCATTAAAATCATCTGGAATATCAATAGCACCTTCTAATCCCATTTCATTGTAGCCACTGGTTTTATCAGTTGCGATACGTTGGCGCTCTTCTTCACTAGAAATAATACCAGATTCAATAAGTATTGTTGCAGTCTGTGCTTTAGTTAAATTAACATTAGCAACTTCTTCCGCAGATTGGGTATCGAGTGGCAACCAGTTCAAAGTTGTTTCAATATCAAGCCCCGGAATAAATGACTTAATCACCAACATGTGGTGACGCTCTGCTAATGGCGTTAAATCATGGGATTGAATTGATTCTAAAGTTTCATGGTATGAATCTTCCTCGTATTGCCCAGATGCTCCAAATCCTTTGGGTGAAGTACCCAGCAGTTTAGTAGCTGGTACTCCTGCAATGGCAGACACCAATTGGTATTGCGTCATAATTAACGCATCAAAGTCAGATAGAGAAGTATCAAACTGATTAAACTCATCTCCTTCCTTGTCACCCATTTTAATGCCATAGTTATCACGATACTGCGCCCATTGTTGCAATCTATCAGTAGCAGCATTGGTATCACCCATAACCGCTTCCATATCGGTCAGCCAGACAGTCGTGCGTTTAGACATAGCCAATTGTGGTGCTTCATTAGACGTACGTTCAGCAGCATAGATACGTTCCATGATTTGTTGTGTTAAAGGTATCCCACCATAAATATATTGTGGCTTTAAAACGTCTACGGGTTCGGCATGTTTAAATATTATCAAGTGGGATCTGTGTATCTTTTTACCATTGATGAGCCACCAAGTCGGTTCATAGAAGTGCATAGTGTCCGGTTGGCTGGCAGAAGGCCCATCAAGCATTGGGGCAGTCCAGTAGGGGTCTACTTGCACCATGCCTTTATAACTACCGGGTGTTACGCCATCAATATTGAAAGGTTTCTCATAATACAATGGATCTGTAGAAATAACCTTGAACATAACGATACGAATACCAAAAATACGACCTTTGCGGATAAACTCACGCATATTAAAGGTTAATCGCATAGCCCTATCATAATGCTTTAGTATTTTTATGGCTTTTGGATCAAGTTCCTCGCCATCCACAGAAACAATGTTATAGCCTTTTCTTATTGCATCATCACCAGGCATTGCACAAGCTTTATTAACTAACCAGTTTTGCGCTAATATCCCACAAAGCTGTGCGCCAATAAATCCTTGGTTACTGTACCAGAATATCAATTGGTCACTAATATTAGCTTGAGCAGAGGAGTATTGTTTAAAAGATGGATAACCATTGCTGGAATCATCCATCGCCACGCCTTCTGTAGTTGTTATGGCTGGATGATTCCTATAAATAGCAGATAAGGTATCATGTGCAACATTAAAATGCGGCTCATGGTCATTGTGCGTACTAAATAGGCTTTTTCGCTTTTTAGGAGCTGGTTCTTGTGGTACTGGTTTGCTTTTAAGCCAATTGAACATATTTATTACCCAAAAAATGATCGACGACGCATATCGCTGGACAGATTCGCCATAATAAAAGCGTCAGCAATGTTTGGTGAACTTATACCACGTTTTGCTAAATCTTTCTTAGATTCAACTTTTACACGCCCATTATTATCATAATCTTGTAGTGGACTACACAATTCATCAATTAAAATATTAAGATGAGGCATAGTTGACTCAATAAATATCATTTCATCCTCACTAAAATCTTGTCCGTTGGTAATAGCATTAAACGTGTTACGAAAACGATCTGCCACCAAAAACCATGCTTGGCTCTTGATGTTGCAGAAGTAATTCTTGTTTTTTATTCCAGATCTACTATATTGCGCCTCTGGTTTTGCCACACTACCGCCAGCAAAAAACTTCTGATGCTCTATCTTCAGTTTACTACCATTATTCAACTCATTAAACTTTGCACCCGAAGTAGCACCAACACCAATAGCATCATAAACAATTAAACTATTCTCAATCCTTGCTCTATTCCACACCCGTGTACACGATTTGAGCAACTGGTCATCTTTACTATGCCACATATCTGCCCATAGATTAACCGACCCATGCGCTTCAATCATAGCACAATCATCTTCCCCAGAATCGGCTACGTCAAATCCGATTCTACGTGTACCTAGTGGCTCTATTCCTAACTTCTTATGCCCATCTATTGCCGCCATAATATGTGACCGTTTTATAATAGCGGCTTCATCATCATCTTTTGGCTCACCTAAATACACATGAGCAAAATCATCATCATGCTCTTTTGCTTCATTAATAACCCTCAACATAGTAGAAGACAGATACGGATTATCGGGGTAGTTCACCTGCCGTACAATACAATCATTTGGCGTATTAACCACAAACCGCTTATAAACAAAATCAGTCGCCAGTCTAGGATTAAACACAATAAATATCTTACTATTCTCTGCACGAATGGTCGGCATAATAACACGCCACTGCTCTTCAGTTAGCCCTTCCGCTTCCTCGATCCATAGCACTTCAATTCCAGTCATCCCCTTTATTTCGTTTAGATTTCGGTTGATCCCCAAAAAGGTAAAACTAGATCCCGTTGTTTTATGGCGTATCTCGTTAGCAATCACCACAAATTCATCCATCAGCCCTGCTATCTCTATACACTCCACAATAGTAGACATTACCGAATCAGATAACCTATTTTGAAACTGGCGTACACATAGAAACTTAACTGAATACGTTGCGGCTAGATAGACGCAGAACCCAGCCGTATGATAAGTCTTTCCGCTGGCACGTCCGCCATGCAGTACATAGTAACGGTAGTCGGGTGATTCATAAAACCCTTCTAGGTTGGGGTTTAGGATTGGTTTAGGCATTACTTATTATCCTTGTCTTGGTCATCCACCAAGGTAGGAATACCATAGAAGTCGGCTAAGGTCTTTTTGCCAATAATATCGCCAGTTTTGGTGAGTCTATCCACTGTCTGCTTGTTTATGTTAAGTAGATTCATGGACGGTGCGGCTGCTTCATTAGCGGTTTTGGTAATAGCACTGATAGCACCAAGGGTATTAATATCAATTCCATCGGCAAGCATACTTTCGGTCATTTCTTGAGCAAGTTTTGCCAGCTTAAAGAAATTCATCGCTCCGTACAAAGCACCTTCTGTTAAATTCTCACTAATAGAGATTAAATTCTTAGCCATATCCCATGCTTCTACTTGTAGCTTGGGGTGCATACCTTTTACGCCAGACTGAACATATTCATGGGCAATTACTATTTTACTAGCGGCTGTTTCTAGAGGTGATTCCTCTTGAAGGCCGACTCCCATCTTAGAATGAATAGATTGACGGGTAATTCCGTATTCACGGGCGAGTGATGCTTTGGACTCTCCAAAACGTACCCTAGCGGCTATATTAGCCCATTGTAGAGGGGTTAGGCGCACCTGCACCTTCTTGGCTAGTTTTTTAGGTTGTTTAGGTTGTTTATCTTCAAACATAAGTAAGGTTTCGTAATATTAAAGTAAAAAAATTACTGAGAAATATAACACTAAATTGACCGAAAAGTGTAAAGTTTTTTATTTGACACTAGGGTGATTTTACGGGTTTTGTCAGGTTTTGGGGAAAGGCAGACACTTTTTGGGGGGTATCCACCCCTTTTGATTTCCAGTAACAGTGAAATCAGCTTACGCCACGGGAGCCGTGGCCTGTAGCCTATCAACGCCTGCAGGCCCCGGACCGTATGGCCTGAAGAGCTGCCTGGCCATTTAATTACACGGCTGGCGTACCTGAAGAGCTGCCAGGTTATTTAATGACACTTGTTTACAGTTTGTTTACTTGTTACTTTCCTTATAGGAAAGTAAAGCTACCTTATTAATCAATAGCTTAGGTAATCAAAAGGGTAAATATAGGGTAATAAATGTTTTTTTTCTTTTTTGGCGTTCCAGAATCTTTATAAATTAATCTTTTACCACTTATACAAGTGATTAGTTGTATAAGGTGGTAAGGGTGTTTTGTTTGATTTTTTGAAGTTCCAGTATTTATTATCTAATTAATTTATTTTATTTAAGCTATTTACTTTTATTGTTTATGTTATATAATTTAATCTCACTATCAACTTTAACTATATAAGAGACTTTATGAAAACATTAATTTTAACCTTAACGATATTAATAATATCGTTAATGCTGACAATGATTATTGTTTCATTGCCGCAAATGGTCGTTATTAACAGCATGATGCTTTTGCTACTTGCAATAGTATCTTTTTTACCTTTATTTTTACTAAGAGCTTAAAACTATGAACGACCTACTTAACACAACTTATAAAATTTACATATTGGCAGGCCTTGCAAGTATTGCCTTTCTTGGCGGCATTCGTATCATTTGCTTAATTTTATCCCTTAACTAAACGAGAGAACTAACATGAAACATTGCAACAATGAAAATGAACAAACAAAAATAATGGAAAAAAATAAAGCTTTTTTTGCTTTTAACAATGAACAGTTTATTAATGATTGCGATCTGTCACTAAATTATCAAAGCTTGGGTAATGGTCTATATTGCCCTGCTTGTAATGTTAATGCATTAACTAAGGAGTTAAAGGAATCATGGGATTTTAAAATCCAGTGGGAATTATCAAACAATACTTTAAAAGATATTATTTGGTATGAGCTAGCAAATCACGAGTCACAAATAACTGGTGATTATAGTGACGCACTCGAAGCTTTAAAACCTTACAACATAAAGGAGGATGATATAAAAAAAGAATGGGGCAGCTACTATCGGGATTGCATCGATAAAGGTTATTTTTAACTCAGTATATAAAATCAATTTAACTAAACTAAAAGGTAAACTAAAATGAAACTAAGCGACTTAAGACTAGCACTAAGCGCAACACCTAAAAAACCTGATATTCGTTACTATTTAAATGGCTTAAATATCACTAGAACCCACGTTAGCGGCTCAAATGGCCATGTGTTATGCCATATCAATACTTACACCAATGATATTCCAGGCGATCATGAGAATATTATCGTTCCGGTCGAAACAATAAAAGCGCTGCTGAAAAAAGTAGGTGCAAAACATGAAAACATGGAAGTCTGTATATTTTTAATTAATAACCAATACCAACTCCAATGTATGAATCAAGTCGAAGTGTTCACGCCTATAGATCATAAATATCCATCGTTTGAAAAGATAATTGCGCCTATCAAGTTAAATGAGCATGATAAAAATTTAAACGCTATACAACATCAATTTGATTGGTCATATGTTGCACTTGCAAATGATGCTATTTGCAAATATTTTGGTAATACTACGCCTAAAAGATTATATAGTTTTGAGCTGGCGGGTTATTTTATGCCGGGCGATCACGATGCTATTATTTACGTAATTATGCCATGCAGGTTATAAGATTATGACAAAACCAAAACAATATAAGCAGCCAGTAGGCCGGCCAACTATCCAAGCAGACCTTAAAAATAAAGGTGTTATGATTAGTTTGAGCGTTATATTAATAAACAGATTAAAACTTGAAAAGAATAAGTCTAGATTAATTCAAGAGCTATTGATTCAATACTATGATTTGTAACCACTAACAATCCCCATTACTCTATAGGCCGCCTGACAAGCGGCCTTTTTTTTGCCTTGAATATCTTAAATTATCCATTCTAAGCTATCTTTTAAGCTTACCCACTACAATAGTATTACTTCAATAAAATCGCCCTACTACCATGTTATTTAATACCTTTACACTATATAATTTTAATGCGACCTTGTGTCGCATTATATTATAGCCAGTACAAGCCTATAATCATTTCATCTTATTGATAATAATCAATAAACCTTTAAAATTGCGTTCTAAGGCATTTTTAACTTTTATTAGTATCCTAGTATAGGTTTTAATTTAAGCGCCTAGAATCAATCAGAATTAGATATAAAAAAATGAGGTAAAATCCCTAAAAAGCTTTATTTTAGGTAAATTTTTGAGGTAAAATCCCTAAAAAATGACGTTTTAACTAATTTTTTGAGGTAAAATCCCTAATGAGAACATTCTCATTTAAAAACCAAATGATACATTATAACATGTTTTTTCAGTTTTTTTTTGAGTTTTTATTTTATGAAAAAATGAAGTAAAATACCTAAAAAATGACTTTTTAACTAATTTTTGAAGTAAAATCCCTAAAAAGCTTTATTTTAGGTAAATTTTTGAGGTAAAATCCCTTTTTTGGTCTAAATGAGAACATTCTCATTTAAAAACCAAATTCACCCTATTTCCAACTTTCCAGATATTCTAGCCATATCCTTTTTACCCACTCCATAACACCCCCTTTATCTCTTTATCTCTTTATCTCTTTATCAACACAACTACAAACTACTCTTCCTAAGCTTCCCCTGCTTTAACTGCTATCTTATGCTTTTCAGCAGAACTAAGGACATTTGATCGAGCATTGCCACCTTCTCTAGCAATAGCCACCTTCTCATTATGCGTTAATGCTTTAGCCCTAGCTTGTCCACCCAACGATTGTGGTGTCACCTTACTCTTCTCTTCTTCTGCCATTTCTATTCCCCTTTCATTAATAAATAACCCTTATGCCAGCAAGCATGTTCCCATCTCCAGCAAGCATGTTCCCCCTTAATATCTCAACAAAGAACTTCTATGCTCCCACTCCGCAGCACACTCTTTATCACAGAACCTCGATACAACGCCACCACGCTCCAATACTTTTTCACCGCAGTGTAGGCATGACCCAGTACCATTTATATCCACCACCACGCCTCTTGCCGCTCTTATATGACCTTCTAACCACTTCTCTGCTTGCTCATTACCCGAATCTATCTCATCCAATTAACTCATCCTCTCTGCACATATCTTGATACCTCTCCAACGTATCCATTGCCTCCTGCACATCTTGTTCCATATCCTTTGCCCCTCTACCTCCAGCACACAACAACTTCTTTATTGCATGTTGCAAACACGGATCTGTAACTTCAAACAACTCCAATACTCTATACACATCAACTGCATCTAAATGCACTGTCTTTTTAAAATAATGATTGTATGTATTTTTCATGCGGCTTTCTCTTCCCAAAATGGATGATACCTTCTTTTAGCAGCCAAATAAACTTCAGATGCTTCTTCTGGAGTATTGTAAGAACCTAAAAATTTAGATTTTCCACTTATTTTTATTGTTGCTCTCCAGTTTTTATTTGGTTTACTCCAACTAACACCTTTAAACCCCGATGTGTTGTCTATATTTGGTTTTGATATATTTTGTGAATTTTGTTTTGCTGTAACTAATCTTAAATTAATTATACGATTATCATCTTTAATTTCATTAATATGATCTATTTGTAAAATAGAAAAATAACCATACATATAAAACCAAGCCAACCTATGTGCAAAATAACGTTTATAATCAAAAGTTATCTGAATATACCCTTCAGGACGTTTATAGCCAACAGCATCCCCAATTAAACCTCCACCACGTCTTTTCGTAAGATTGGTAAAAACACCAGTTTCTGGGTCGTAAGATAATAATTCTTTTAAACGTTCTTGTGTAAGCATTTTGAAAATTCCTTTAGCATAGAATTATTAAGCGAAAAGTTATGTGGCAACCTTGCTTAAGGGTGTTCATCTTCGATTGACTAGCCACAACTTAATTATACCATATTTTTTACAGTTGCATTGCTTGTATAAATGCTTTAACTCTTATTGTATTTTTAACTAATTCAATAAATTTATCTAATTCTTCATCACTAGGTTTTTTATTCATCTTCTCTGCCATTAAATAAAAGTATTCTTCATCAGTCATTATCATCACCATTCACGATACATTTTATACCAAATCCATGTCACTACAAAATACCCTATTCCAATCCAACCAATTATTTCCAAGACCACAAGCATTTTACAACCCCTATAAAAAATATAAACATTCCAATCACAAAAGCAATTGGCATTAAGTACCAGTTAGTCATCCTTCTTTTCATAATTCCTCATAAAATCATCATTTTTATGTTGTCTATACTATAACTTATTGATTTATAGTAATATTATTCATATATTCAGTAAATATAGACAGCAAATGCCATATAGACACCTTTTTTTCCAATACCCCTTAATACGTAAAACACGTTTTTTTATATCTGGCAGTTGTCTATTAATTTTATAAATAAATATGTGTTTCTCATGTAGGACGTTTTCCTTATTTATACTGTCTATACTGTCTATATTAAATAAAAGTAAATAAATAAAAGAATAATAATAATAGAAATCAGTAACTTATATATAGACACCTTATAGACACCATTTTCAAAAATAGTGTCTAATAGACAGGGTTTTCACGGTCTTATGCTAAATAAATGCTTTTTATACCTCATTTTAAAATTCACACGTCTTATGAAATTCTTGAACTTCTAAAACATTACTAGCCATATTTTCAATATTTTTGATCCAGACATTATGTTTTTTATATTTTTGTTCTCCTTTTGCAATGTAAACTCTGTTAGTTATTTTTTGAAAATCCATACCTATTAATATATGTTGAATCATTTTTGCAGATGGTAATAGACTATTATCCCCATCAAAATCCATCTTTATTAATGAAGTTAAATAAGTCAGATCAATAATATCATCATTAATAATGTCACATCTAAACTTATCAATTAGGTCATGAAAATGCTCAACTTCAGGATTAGCTGAATAACCTATCATGGAAGAACGTGCTTCAGTTAATGGCGCACGACCCTTATGCTTAAATTCAGGACTGATAGTTCTATTCATTAAATAAGAAGCTATTGCGTCAATCCTCCGCATACTTTCTTCAAATAGCGTACTAAAATACGTTTCAGCTTCTTCAGGACTACCTAAAACTCGATATAACTGCTCAACAGTCTGTATTGCCCCATAAATAATGCAATAACAACGCTCTTCATCGGTAATAGCTAAGGCATCTTTATAATTAGTAAAGAATAAATAACTAGCAAAATTAGGTACGTTACGTTGATCTCTACCTTTCTCTTCTATTTGGATTTGATTATCTCGTACATACCCTTTTATCTTATTCATTAAAGTGTATTTATCAGCACCACCCACATATATTTCTTCTACAATATTAAGAATTGACCCTATTGCCCATGCTGAGAAGTTACTTGTTATGGCTGTAGGACTAACTTTTTTAACATTATCTAATCCTAAAACTCCTTGCATAACATCCCCAAAGTATGATTTACCACAGCCTTGTAAACCTTGCAAAAGCAATGCCCAATTCATACGTTTGCCAGGGTATTGAATAATATGACACATCCAATCCAACATGATTGTTCGTTCACGGACATTATTAAAAGTAATCTTGATATGTGCTAGGAACATGTCAACAATCTTCTGCCCATCGTCATCACCGTCTAAACTATCAAATGCAACAAGACCATTTTTATAGGTATTCACCATAGGTTTGCCCTGATGGTAGATAAACTCATCTCCATTAGGCCAATACATAGTATCAACAACAGTCTTCATACGATGAGTAACGCACATTAATTGTGATGCAGTTACTTCCCCATTTTTACATTCAATTTCCCCACTGAACTTTTGATTAAAAGCTTCTCTGTTAATTCCATAGTTCAATACTCTATTATGATACTTACCTTTGGTTTCGATATACACCCAATCATTTGCCCACTCTGGACATTCGTCATCTTCTCTAATAACTTCCTTTTTTCTAGGCATCAACTCACGTTTAATAGTCGCCCTAGTTATGCCAACAGACTTACCCCAATCCTCATAAACTTGATTTGCTAACAACTGACGTTTGCTTTCCGGTAATACTTTGATAGGCGTTTTACTTAATCGTTTGCGCAAAGCATCATAAGTAGCTACATCCACTACTTTATGCTCATCGTCCTCATCATCCATTATCTGTTCAAAGTAAATGGTTTCTTCCTGTTCCCTTAACCCACTTGCTTTTTCAATAACAGTAGCGAAAGTCAATGGCTTTTTACCTTTTAATCGTTTCTTAAAAGACTTCCATTTACGCTTCAGGTCCTTTTCATCAAAACGATCTACATCAAGTTCTGACCATGAGTGCCATAAGCTGTACCCTTGTGCATCACCTTCATATTGATGATACAAAGCCCTACCAACATTAACCCAATCTTCATATTCATCAATGCCTTCAGCTTTATACAACTGCAAACAATCATTAACTTCTTCATCACTAACATCTAAAGGTTGATAATTTAAATAGTCTTCAAGATCACTACCTTCCCCATTTCCGTTAACAACTACAACATCTTCTCTATACTTCTCTATGTCAAAGTCATTAATATCTAAGAAATCACCTGTCTTTTTAAAAGTAAACCCATCATTAAGAGTTTCCATAGGTATAGTTGGCATATACATAGGTAATTCAGGTTTAAAAGCACAAGGATCAAAAGGAAATTCTTTAAACTCATCAGCCAATGCTCTACACAAAGGTTCATAGTCTTGAGCAGGTATTTCTTGTAGCAAAGGGATAACGATTCTAAAACGAGGAGCATCAACAGTGCTGCTGAAGGTGGAGTAGGCGAGAAGGGTATAGGGAAAGGTATAGGTCAACTCACGTTCAACATCTTGCCTATTGCCATCGTACTTATCCACATCTATAGTCACTAAACTTCTACTGAGCATGTTCTCAGCATTGCGGTAATTACCTTTGAACTCACCACCTACGAAATAACCATGTTGCCCCTTGCTATCAGCTACCTTGTGCAAAGTAAGTGCAGTAACAAGTTCAGACCAGGTAGGCGACTTAAGTTTACACTGTGTAGTGGTAATCTTATCCGCTCTTGATATTTTAAATGTTTGCATATTAGCCCCGATGTTCTATGATAGGCATCTCAACAGCTTTCAGTTCTCCGTTCGTTATTTTCTCAATCTGAATGGCTCTATTAGCTGGAATAATTCCCAATTTAAGCCATTCACCTACAGCTTGACGACTGACACCAAGCCGCAATGCCATCCTTCTCTGATTACCAAAGTGTTTAATAATTAATTCTGTATTCATAGTTGTAATCTCTTTAGTGACAATGTAGACTTGACACTCTACTTTATTTTAATGAAAGGCGCAAATAAAATGACAGCACACGCAAAGTTATCGGCTTCAGGCTCCCACACTTGGTTAAAGTGTACGGGTAGTATAAAAGCGCAAGAGGCATATCCTAATACTTCAAGTGCCTTTGCTATAGAAGGCACTTACGCCCATGAGTTGGCTGAATGGTGTATGGTGAAACAGATTACTCCTTTCACCTTTGCTGGAAAGGCATTAAATGGCTCTGCTTTTCTTGTCACTGGAGAAATGTGTTCACATGTGCAAACCTATATTGACTTTGTTGATTCAATACCAGGTGATGTTCAGATTGAGCAACGAGTAGACTTTAGTGATTATGCACCTGAAGGTTTTGGCACAGCAGATTGTGTTATTTATGATTCAGACAACAATAAAATAACAATTGTTGATTTGAAATACGGAAAAGGGGTAAGAGTTGATGCCTATGATAATAGCCAATTGAAACTTTATGCTTTGGGTGCGCTATCTGATTACAACTTGGCGTATAAAATAAAAGAAGTAACATTAGTTATAGTGCAACCACGCTTAGACCATATAGATGAGTACACTATTAAAACAGATGACCTGTACCGATGGGGTGAGTTTGTTAAAATCCAAGCGGCTATTGCCCTATCGGATGATGCCCCTAGAACACCAGGTAATGAACAATGCCGATGGTGCAGACACAAACCAAGATGCCCAGAGCTGTTACAACTGACAACAGATACTTTATTAAGTGGGTTTGATAATTGTGAAACAAAAGCTGTTAATAGATTAACAGATGACCAACTTACTCAAGCATTGGCAAATGCCCCATTGATTAAATCATGGCTGTCGGCTGTTGAAGACTATGTTAAAGATAAACTGGAAACGGGTGAAGGTTTTAAAGGGTATAAGTTAGTAGAAGGTAGAAGTAGCCGGGCATGGACTAGTGAAAATGATGCAATAACAGCGTTAAGTGGTGTATATCCTGACCATCAATTGTTTGAAAAGTCATTCATATCAGTACCCAAAGCAGAAAAGTTAGTGGGTAAAAAGAACATGCAGTTTATAGATGATCTTATTATTAAACGACCAGGTAAACCCACCCTAGTGCCAGATTCAGATAACCGATCTTCTATTTCTGTATCGGCTGATGACTTTGATTAAAATAGTTTGACATATAATAAATGTCAATGTAAGCTTTACAAGCCAATTAAGGCAAACCTCAAAAAAGGATAAAATAAAATGTCAAAAGTAACAATTCAAAATGTAAGATTATCATTTCCATCAGTGTTTAAAAAAGCATTTTTTGATGGTAAAGAAACCAAATTTGAAGCTACCTTTTTGTTTGAAAAAAAATCAAAAACGCATAAACAAGTAGAAAAAGCGATTGATGATTTTATCAAAGAAAAGTTTGCAGATAAAGTGCCTAAAGGTTTAAAAATCACTTGCCTTAAAGATGGTGATGAAAAAGACACCAATGGTTATGAAGGTATGATGGCTTTAAAAGCCGCTAGTATTAAACGCCCTATGGTGATTGATGCTGACAAAACTCCTTTAGCTGAAGAAGATGGCAAATTGTATCCAGGCTGTTACGTCAATGCCATATTTGAGTTTTGGTATTCAGAACATCCATTAGGTGGTAAACAACTTCTAGGTAGTTTATTAGCTCTTCAGTTTTACAGAGATGGCGAACCATTCTCTGATGGTACTTCAGCATCTATTGATGATTTTGAAGATGTGTCTGAGTTTTAATTTAACTTAACACAAATCAATTAAGCCCCTTTATTGGGGCTTTTTTATCATCAGGGAGCAGAGCATGGCATTATTTGTCGATGTGGAATGTTATAAAGATTACTTTTTAGTCTGCGCTAAAAATAGTAAAACAGGTAAGATTACTAAAATACCAAAGCACTCTGATTGCCTATTGGATAAAGTCTTATTGACTAAAATGATGACGCAAGAACTTATTACTTTCAACGGCAATAGGTATGATATACCTATGATAAGTGCTGCATTAGCTGGATATGATTGTCAAAAGCTACATGATTTATCAAATGAAATAATCATGAGCGACATTCCTACTTATCAAATCCTAAAGAATAAAAACTTTAGTGTTGGAAACTACAATCATATTGACCTTATTGAAGTAGCCATTGGTGTTGCTTCCTTAAAGATATACGGTGGCAGACTGCATACGCAAAAGATGCAGGACTTGCCTATTGATCCACAAGCTTCTATTTCAGCAGAGCAACGTGAACTGTTAGAACGCTATTGCCAAAATGATTTAGAGTTGACTGAGTTACTCTACAAGAAATTACTACCTCAAATTGATCTCCGCAGAGAAATGAAGGCCACCTATGGAATGGATTTACGTTCCAAGTCTGATGCTCAAATAGCGGAAACGATTATCAAGTCAGAACTTAATACACTTACCAATAAAACCTATACACCTAAACAATATGAAGAGGGCTTTATTTTTAATTATAAAAATCCTTCAATTATTTCGTTTACCAATCCAGAATTACTTAACATTTATACTCAACTACTTGAGCAAGATTTTACCCTATCAGCTAAAGGGTCTGTACAAATGCCAGTATGGTTAGCCAGACAAAAGATTACGATAGGCACTACTGTTTATAAAATGGGCATTGGTGGCTTGCACAGTTGTGAGAAATCCCAATATGTAAAAGCAGGTAAAGGCTATTTGCTTAGTGACTTTGATGTAACTTCTTTTTACCCTAGTATCATACTTCAACAAGAATTAGCCCCTGAAAATATGGGGAAAGACTTCTTAACTTTATACCAATCTATTGTAGATCGCAGAGTAGATGCTAAACGAGATAAGAATACTGTTGAAGCTGATGTACTTAAGATTGTACTTAACGGTTCATACGGTAAGTTTGGTAGTCGTTTTAGTTCTTTGTATTCACCTGAACTATTGCTACAGACCACCATAACAGGGCAACTAAGTTTATTGATGCTTATCGAGTCATTAGAGAGAAATGGTATAAAAGTAGTATCAGCTAATACTGATGGTATTGTCGTCTATTACCGAGCTGATGAAACAGAAGAGTTGCATACTTTATTAACTAAATGGTCAGAAAAGACAACCTATAATCTTGAACAAACAGACTACAGGTTAATTGCTTCAAGAGATGTAAATAGTTACTTAGCTGTTAAAACAGATGGCAAGACTAAAGGTAAAGGTTGTTTTGCAGATCCATCTCTTTCTAAAAACCCTGATGGTCAAATCATCTTTGAAGCGGTCATTGCTAAAATGGCATCAGGCCAACCTGTTGCTAAGACTATACGAACTTCCACTGACATTACTAAGTTTGTCACAGTACGCACAGTTAATGGTGGAGCAGTTTGGCAAGAGAGTTATTTAGGCAAAGCCATACGATTCTACCATACGTCAACACCAGAATTACAAGAGGCCACCATTAATTATGCTAAAAACGGTAATAAAGTACCTAATAGTTTAGGTTGTAGGCCATTAATGGATTTACCTGATACTTTTCCTGATGATGTAGACCACAACTATTACATTGATAAAGCAAATGAATTATTAAAAGGGGTAGGTTATGCTTGAAAAAACAATTGAACAGGCTTTATGTAAACGAGTTAAAGAATTAGGCGGTAGTTGTGATAAGTATAGTAGTCCTAGCAGAAGAGCTGTTCCTGACAGAATTGTTATGCTACCGAATAAAACTTTAATATTTGTAGAGTGCAAAGCACCAGGTAAAGCTCCAACTGATGCTCAGTACCGAGATCATGAACGCAGAAGGGCAATGGGCTTTGATGTACGAGTAATATCAACATTGGAACAAGTAAATGCCTTCCCGAATTGATTTACATGATTACCAAAACAGAGCGGTTGCGTTCATAAAGGATAAACGTAGATCATTTTTGATGTTGGAGATGGGGCTTGGTAAAACAATTTCTACCCTAACCGCTATTACCGATTTGCTCCAAACCAAATCAATCCGCAAAGTATTGGTCATTGCCCCATTGCGAGTAGCCAACTCCGTATGGGTACAAGAATCTTGCAAATGGCAACACACTAAACATTTGGTAATCCATAGGGTGATAGGCGACCAAAAGACTCGCCTAAAGGCTTTACATCATGATAGTGAAGTCTATGTTATTAATAGAGAAAATGTTCAATGGCTAGTTACCCACTACGGTAAGAAATGGCCTTTTGATATGGTAGTAGTAGATGAAAGCAGTTCTTTTAAGAACGCTACTAGCCAACGCTTTAAAGCAATGAAAAAAATATTACCTTTTGTTGAGTATATGGTATTGCTTACTGGTACACCGTCACCTAATGGCCTGTTGGATTTATGGTCACAATGTTATTTGGTGGACTATGGCAATTCATTAGGCCGCACAATGAGTACCTATAAGCAACGCTTTTTTGAACAAGATTATATGGGCTATTCATTTACGCCCAGAAAAGGCGCTCAGGAATCAATACACACTTTGATGCAACCGTACACCTTATCTATGCAAACGGCTGACTATCTTGAGTTACCTGATCGTATAGATTTGATTGAAGATATTGAGTTAGAACCTAAAGTATTAACTGCGTATAAACTTTTTGAACGTAATCTCTTCATTGAGTTTGAAGGTCATCAGGTAGAAGCAATCAACGCTGCTGTATTAGCTAATAAGTTATTACAATATTGCAATGGGGCAATGTACACCGATAAGTATAAGAACTGGGGAGAACTTCACACGGCTAAACTTGATGCGGTAGCTGAGTTGATAGAACAGAATGATGAGAATATTCTGGTAGCGTATAACTATAGAAGTGATCTTGAACGCCTACAGGCACGTTTCCCTGATGCTGTGCGTTTAGACAAACGTGATGAAACTATTCAAGCATGGAACAGAGGGGAGATTAAGTTATTACTAGCTCACCCCAAATCAGCAGGTCATGGGATCAATCTTTATGAAGGTGGGTGTATGACCATATGGTTTTCCTTGTGTTGGTCATTAGAATATTACCAACAGTTCAATGCAAGATTACATCGACAAGGACAAACTAAACCTGTCCGCATTGTTCATTTGGTTGTAAAAGACGGCATTGATGAACGGGTAATGCGAGTTATAAATGAGAAAGATGCCACGCAGAATAGGCTATTGAGCGCATTGCGATAAATAATGTCAAGCTAGTATTGACATAAGTATTTCTTAGTTTTAAGATAACCCCACCTTAACAACAACGAGAGAAACTAAAATGAACAATAAACAAATAGCAATAATGATAATAACAGCCCTTACATGTGGTTTTATAATTGGAACTACTTATGCCAAAGACAGCCATTCTGTCCAGATCCACAAGACTGATAGCGGAATGTTTATCATTGATAACTCGCCCAAAGGTGAGCGTATTTATCAGGTTATTCAACTACCCACCAACGTACCATCGTTTGTAGCTCCAAGAGGTGACTTCTAATGATAAGCATACAAAGTTTTTTTGATAATAGAATTGATACTTCAAATATGCCAAGTTTGAGAGATTACATGGCAGTGGAAGTTATGCGATCTCTTATAAGTGAGACTGAGTATAGGCAAAATCATAACAGCAGTGAATTAGCTGCTATATCTTACTGTTACGCAGATGCAATGATAAAGGCTAGGGGAATATAATGATAGTTGAATACGACCACGATGATGAGCAAGAAGAACTTGGTATGAAAGTCGACACCATTGTTGACGATATGATTACTGACCAAGAACTTGGCGGTATATTAGTAGCTCAGGCTTTCGTAGACTACTGCCAAGCATTGATTAACGCTGAAGTAATAGAAGAGGATGGTAGCATCTTCTTTGGTATCTTAGAGCGGTCTGTGAGCTGTCCTATACCAACCGAAAGACATTCCCCTATCAATACTATTATCCGTGATGCTATGAACTGGAAAGCTACCAAATTGGCTTTGGGGGAGTGATGGAAGAATTATTAACTAAAGTTCTTATTACTTTTAATCCGCAATCAGAAGATCAAATAAATCTATATCTTGATATTAAAAATTATTTAGAAAAATATAAACAGGTTGAATTTAAAATTAACCAAAGAATTCCTATTGGTTATCTTAGAAAATCTAACAATAAATATATATTTACTCTTAATTATCCAAATAAAAATTATAAATCAATCCCACTTTATACATCACCTGCTAAAAGAAAACCTTTAACAGATAAAGAAATTGAAATTTTATGGAATGATTCAAATACTAAAAATATAGCAAGAGCTGTTGAATTTGCACATGGTATTGGGGAAACACAATGAAAATCATATTATTAATAATGCTACTTACCATCAGCACTACTGCCCTTGCAGAATCAAAAAAGTGTGTAGAACTACAAAAAAAGTACAACAAAGCAGTAAGAACACATAGTCCGGCTAGACACCGCCTTGCAGAAAGGCTGTGGGTGGAGTGTGGGAAATGAAGTTTGGTAGCATATGTAGTGGAATAGAAGCCGCAAGTGTAGCATGGAATAAATTAGGTTGGGAAGCATCATGGTTTGCAGAAATTGAGCAATTTCCATCAGCAGTATTAAATCACCATTATCCAGAAGTACCTAATCTTGGGGACATGACCAAGTTACCAGAAAAGATTTTAAATCAAGAAATAGATGCTCCAGATATTCTTTGTGGTGGTACACCATGCCAAGCATTTAGTGTTGCTGGCAATAGACAATCCCTTGATGATGCAAGAGGAAATTTAACTTTAACATTTTGTGAGATAGCAGATGCCTTGGACACAGTCAGAGATATTCCAGCAATTATCTTTTGGGAAAACGTCCCAGGAGTCCTTAACACCAAAGACAATGCCTTTGGCTATTTCCTTGCTCGACTTGCCGGTGAAGATAGCGAATTACAGCCGTCAGGGAAGCGATGGACAAACGCTGGTGTTGTGTTTGGACACAAAAGGACAGTCGCTTGGCGAGTCCTCGATGCCCAATATTTCGGATTGGCACAACGAAGAAAACGTGTGTTCGTTGTCGCAAGTGCTAGAGAAGGGTTCGATCCAGCCGAAGTTCTTTTTGAGTTCGAGGGCTTGCGAAGGGATATTGCGCCGAGCAGAGGTGAGAGGAAAAATGCTACCTCCAGCATTGAAGATCGCTCTCCAGATGGCTGTCCAACCGTAGGTACATTAATGGCAAGAGATTACAAAGGAATTGGTAATCAAGATTTAGAAGATGATAGAGGATTATGCTTTGAACCAAGATCAGCGGATGGTGTGCCTCGGATACATGATGACTTATCTCCTACATTGAACACTATGGGTGGTGGTCAACGTGAACCTTGTGTAGTTGTTGGAGCATTAGATACAGAATGTGGATGTTCAAAATTAACGCAACAATCTATTAATAATGGACATTTAATTACTTATGGTATTCAAGGAAATATGATTGGACGTAAACCTGAAAATGGCCCACAAGGTTCTGGATACAGTGAAGATATAAGTTTTACTCAAACAAAAGCCGATGTACATGGCGTTGCTTATGGTTTTGAACCAGGCATAGCAAAACGTGAGGGTGAACCCAATCGTTTTATTGAAGAAATGACTCCCACTATGCGTAGTGAGATGGGGGATAATCAGATTGCTGTTGCATCTATTGTTGCTCCAACATTAACAGCATCAAATGATCCAAGCAGAAGCCCACAATCTACAGAAGTAACCAATCAAGTTTATTCTGTTTATCAATCATGTATGGCAGTACGCAGATTAACGCCAAGAGAATGTGAAAGACTGCAAGGTTTTCCAGATGATTATACAAAGATACCTTATCGCAATAAAGATTCTGAAAAATGCCCTGATGGCCCACGTTATAAAGCTTTAGGAAACAGTTGGGCAGTACCAGTAGTTAGATGGATTGGAGAAAGAATAGCAAAACAAATTTAAGGCAGTGTAACCGCACTCTTTGTATAAAAAGGCATGGACGCAGTTAGGCTACGCTGGAGGCTTGAAAATTTATCAATGCTAATAACTATGTTCTGCCAATGTTTCTCGGCATAGTTGGAAGTGAAGGCTGGCGGTTTTTGATAGCGGCTCAATTGATAATCCAGCACATTTATATCTAATTTAGAGATAACTATGATGACAGAAGAAGAACGTATTGAAAAAAGGCGTGAACATTATAGACGCTACCGGGAAGCTAATAGAGCATCAATTAATGCTCGTAAAAGAGCTAAAACATTGAGGTCAAAAATGCCCAATATGCCACTAATAAATGAACAGTTGAATATCACCAAAAAAGAAATTGCCAAATTAATTGGCGTTAAAATGCTGACACTTGAAAAGATTTTAAAAGATAAAAAATACAGTGCGCCACAACACATGGGCGTACATTTTGACGGTACTGTTCTTTATAACAGGGCGGCAATAATGGAGTGGATGCCTTACATAAGAGAAACATCTGTTTTTATTACCAGAGGCAAACCCATAAAACTTACAGGCATGGCGGCACAAATAGTTCAGTTTATGCACAGAAATAAAAAAGTAGAATTGTTTTGTAATGAACTAAGGCGTAAACAAATAGATTGGAGAATTAATAATGGATAGGGATATTGATTTTGCATTAATGCTCCAAGTGCTACATGTAAGAGGTTTTAGCCTAGCAGACATAGCAAGAAAAACTAATAACTCTGCACATGAGTTATCAAAAGTTAAACAAGAAACATTAAGCCCACCAGCTGCTTGGAGTGAAGGTATAGCATTACTTGATTATTGGTTAAAAGCAATTGGTGAAAATCCTCCCCGTGTTGGAGATCATATTGATATGGAGTTAAAAAAATGAAAATGAAATACCCCCTACTTACTGATACATCTAGGTGTGTAGGTAGTAAGTGCGATCAGAAGAACATTTGCCAGCGATACCTGACCATTGAATTAGACTCATCACCCATGCAATGGTTTATGGACGCCAGTGTTGAGCTGACCTATACCAACGATGACGCCTGTGATTTCCTTATACCGTTTGGAGGTGAGTGATGAGTAAAGAAAGAGAGTTGTTGGAAAGAGTTAAAGCTGAAGGGTATATTAGTTTTGGACTATACAAAGAAATCGAAAAACTCCTCGCCCAACCTGAGCAAGAGCCTGAGCCTCTTTTAGCAGAAACAAAGATTGAATGGTATGGGAAAGGGTTTAGACAAGGGGTCAATGAGTTTGCACCACCCAAACCCTTAACAGAAGATGTTATATATGCTCTTGATAAAGAAGGGGTTGTTGAAAATATGGACGATCATCAAGTCAGATACGTCATTAGATGGATAAGAAGAGTAGAAAAAGCACATGGCATTGGAGGTGGTAATGAGTAAAGAAAGAGAGTTGTTGGTAAGGATTGTAGAGGCGAACATGGTGCAGTACATGGAACTAATGGATGAAGCTGAAGAACTCCTCGCCCAACCTGAACTGTCAACTGATAGCTATCAGTTGACTGAGCAAGCGCCTGTGGCTTGGATGTATGACCATCATATAGCAGTTGGGCATGATAAATATACTGAATTCAATATTGTTGAAACTTGTGCAAGGAATTTAGAATCTGAAAATTGTATTAATGTTCGTCCACTTTACCTAGCACCACCAAAACGTGAGCAAAAGCCATTAACACGACAACAAATAAGCGAGGGTAATCAATCAATGCTTAATGTTACGAGAGATGCTTTTGTAAACGGTGCTAAGTGGGCTGAAAAAGCACACGGTATAACTGGAGAGAATGATGAATAAAGAAAGAGAGTTACTAATAAGAGCACGAGATGTATTGCGCGGACTAAAAGAAACCCATTATCACTTATATTGGGACATACAGACTGCACTAGACCAACCTGAGCAAGAGCCTGTTGGTATTGTAATAACTATTGGAGGCTACCCAGACGACTCTGAGCATACAGTTAAATTAACATGTAGACATAGAGACTTAAAGGATGGGGATTTGCTCTACACAGCACCACCTAAACAAGAACCTATCAACTTTGATTTAGAACGGATGAAGCTGGCTGTGGCACCTGTGTCAGATGTTACGGTAGAGGGTTTAATAAATAAGGTTAAAAGTAATAGAGTATTTTATCAAGAAGGCTATGCGCAAGCATTGGTAGATTTCAAAAAACAAAATCAGCACACGGTATAGGGGTAGATGATGAATGATGCAGAAAAGTTAACATATGACGCACTTTTGACGGCGTTGAGACTGTCAGAGACGAGCGCAAAAGGGTATCACCTAGATAAGCTAGAAAAGTTTGTAGGGGTGGTTAACATTAGAATCCATAAAGCCATACCAGAAGGATGGGAGATACCATGACTGACGAGCAATTACTAGAATATCGTAATACACAACTACTTGGATTACGAGAAGAAAATAGAAAGTTACGAGAAGATTTACGAGAAGGTTTACGAGAAGAAATATCCTTACGTGACGCAACGAACGATGGCTTAATTACTTCTGCTGATGCATCTAAAACGTGATTTTGAAAGAGGGAAAATAGATCAAGCCACTTGTAAGGTGATTTTCTTAGTAGGCCATAGTAAAGGTTATAACCATCAACATAAACAATTGTACGCATTTACTTTGTTAGATACCTAAAATGACAAAGCCGCCCGAAGGCGGCCTGTCGCCCCAAGAGCGAACCGGAAATCCGGACGGTCAAGGGGGGAGTCGTGGCTATAGTTTAGATAAAAATGTGATGACATGCAAGATAGAGGACTAAATTATCACTAGAGGACTTATGACTGTCAGAGACCAGCGCAAAAGGGTATCACCTAGATAAGCTAGAAAAGTTTGTAGGGGTGGTCAATATTAGACTCCATAAAGCACTGCCAAAAGGCTGGGAAATACCATGCGATTAATAACCCTTTTGGGGATGAAGATGAGTAAAGAAAGAGAACTATTAAAAGAGTGTAGATTGATGCTTGCTAATCCTATCAATGGCACAGCAGGGATAAACTTGCAAATTAGGATAACTGAACTAATTGCCCAGCCTGAGCATATTGTTGATGTTACCGATAAGGTAGAGCCTGTTGCAAATATACTAGAGCATGAAATATTTATAGAAAGGGTTTTAACTAGAGCAATGGGTAAAAATACTATATCCCTGCTTGACCACTTTGCTGGCTTGGCTATGCAGTCCTTGTTGACAAAAGTATCTACTACAGTGGGATCAGATTCAGTTGCTATGGCTGCATACCACGTGGCACATCAAATGTTAAAGGAAAGAAGTAGGGGGGAGAAAAGAGATGAGTAAAGAAAGAGAGCTGTTACAAAGGCTAGTTAGTGCAGAGTTGAACGATATTTTTGATTTGTTAGTTGAAGCACAACAACTACTTGCCCAACCTGAGCAAGAGCCTTTTGCGGTTGTAGCAAACAATTCAGTTGGTTTTGATGTATCACGCTCACCACAGGGTATGCCATTGGTTTGGCTAGGTAAACTGGAGTACGGAGATAAACTTTATAGAGTGAGGGCTAGAGATGAATAAAGACCAGCAAAAAACAGTAAATGAAATGCTTGACGCTATGGAGTTAGATACCTATGGTGAGAAAGGCTTAAAAGAAATAATAAGGCAACTGGTTGTTGAAATGGTAAAGCAGTCAGCACCACCAAAACGTGCGCCTATATTTAATTACATATCTCCTGACTATATCACAGGCGAATATTTAGAAGCTTACGATTTAGGGTTTAGTGATGCAGAAAAAGCTCACGGTATAACTGGAGTAGATGATGATAATTAGTAGTCTTGATGAAATGAAAGCGCATCTTGCGGTAATAAAATCTCAAGCAAGCTCATGGGCATCTTCTTCAGATGGAAGTTATGAAGCTTGTTTACATGACAATGGATACTATCTTCTATACAATAATATAAAAATTATTGAAGAACTAGAGCAAATTGAAGATTCAATGTCAGAACTTAAAGGAAAACGAACGATCTTGATAGATAAATTATATGGGGAAGGCTAATGAACTTTGCTTTACACACAACGGTAATAATGATTCTTGCGCTTACAAATGTAGTATTATTTACTATATTAGTTTTGGTTTGTTGACTACAAAAGTAGCAGGGTTGCTTCTTTATTTCTTCTAACAGTTAATCCTTTTAACACTTTACCTCCGCACTTATTCCACCTCTGGATCTCGGTGAAGGCTTCTGACCATCGACCTTCATCAACTTTTTTCTTTAGCGTAGATGATTTGTAATTGCCAATACCCAAATTATAGATAAAATCGGCAATGGCTGCTTGTTTTGATGGGGAAGCTGTTTTTAATATAGGACTAGCGTTTAGGGCATAATCAATAGTTTTCATGGCGATTACCAATAAACATTCGTCAGCCTTTTCCTGCGTCCATACAAGTCCTTTCTTTATATCGTTACCAGTATATCCCCAACCAATTGTCCACACCCCAGCAGGGCATTGGTATGCAGTAAGTTCACATCCCTCACTATCTCTAATTAGTTTAACAAGTATCTCTAAAGCTGGCATTAGTGTTTAATTAATTCAATCACTTTATCAATTCCAAATAAAGTTACTAAGGCAATGGTGACGGCAAGGAAAGCTTTGGCTGTTCTGGACATTTGTGCTATCTTTTTTAGTTCACGAAGTTCATCAAGAGTTAGTGATTCGCTAGTATCAATAAGGTGAAGATGCTGTCTTTGCTCATCTTCACTCATGATTCAAGCTCTTTAAAAAAGTGGTTAAAGTATTCATCGTGTCATCCTGAAAGCTACAATATACAGCTTTCAGTTATAACACATTCTGATAAAAATAGTACAGTTATTGCACTTTTGTAATTGCAGAAGATTCCTTAACAAAAAACCCTAATGCACCAAAAACAACTGTTCCAGTATTTAGCCAATCTTGAACTATACCAGGGTCTAATTTATAACCAACCAAAGCTAGTACCGATGCAATAGATGCAAAGGTACTTGGCTCACGCAATCTGCCTTTAAGAAAAATAAATACAGCTAATAATTTACCCATTATAAATATTTTACACAAAATAGAATTGCAGACCCAGCGCCAAAGTTAGCTGCTCCACCTGTTGAGCCTGTGTTTGAAGTTCCACCAGCCGCAGACGCCCCACCACTATCCGCAGGACTGTTATAAACAGAAACACCGCCTGTGTGTAAATGCGCTATAACAGCACCAACAGATGTTGTACCAACTACCCCAGCAATAGCTGAATAGCCTGATGGAAAATACGGCAAACCAAAAGTAGTTGATCCATTACCAATCCCCCAAGTTGTACCTATGGCGGCAAACAAAGCAGCATAAGTAGTCCGGCTTATATTTGTAAGAGTTGTAGGACAAGCCAAATAACCAGTAGGTGCAGCTGCTCCAGCAAATTGAATAATAGTTCCAACTGGAGGGCCATAGTTAGCTGGATTAGTCGCATTATAGGGCGCATACCCCAATGCAGTTGTAACGTCAGTAGCATTTAAAGTAACTGTGCCTGTTCGAGTATTAAAACTTTGTACGCCAACAGAACTGGCAAAATAAATATTAGTACCATTACCATATAAATAAGTAGACTGACCTTGTGTAGCTACAACACCTGTACCGGCAGCCGTTTTAACAGTTAAAGTAAAAGCACCCGTAGTGTTATTTTGAATAATCCATTGTCCAACTACAGCAGGTAAAATTAAACTTCTTGCTCCTGTTAAAGCACCAGAAATAACTAATATTGGATAAGCTGATTGAAGCTGAGTCACCGTTACATTAGCTGTTGTTACGGTTATTGCTTGCAATCCTTTAAATACTAAAGAAGTCCACCCTGCTCCACCTGTATCTGGATTAGTTGTATTGCCATTAGTAGTATTTAACCAAAATCCTTGGTAATTTGCCGCTTGAATAATTGCGCCTACCGGATAGCCACTTATTGCCGTTGAAAAAGTAGAGTCATACGGGAAAAACCCACCAGCTTGTTGCCATTGGGTAATGGATGTTATCTCATTTAAGATACCATTAAAATCAGCTCCAAAAGGAGGTACACCACCTGTTGAAATAGGAATAAATGTATCTGGTGGAAAACCATCATGCAATGACGCTCGACCATTTACTATGCCAATTTGTGAGGCAGTAGGAATAGGTGTAGTAATTTGTCCGCCAGCAGCAGCATAGCCAAAAGGAACTGGAATTTTTGTAGGTATGGTAATGCTCATAAGATAACCTTATAAATGGGTTAAGATTAATTGTACGCCAGCTGGTCTGGGAAATACGCCAGAATTAGTAATAATAGCAATTTGAGCCTCATTAGGTATAAATTCTAAATAATAAGTTAATGACATATTTAAATTATCAATAACCCATGCTTGTCCATAAGGATCATTAGTACCTTCCGGGGGCGTTCCAAATTCTATTCTTAACAATTCATTGATGGAAGGAACTGTATTATTTGAAATATTAAAACCTGCTTTAACCAAAATTAATCGTCTATATTGACTATCAGTTAAAACATAAGTAGTTGTAGATGTTTTTCCAACATAAAAAGGCGCTTGGTTAAATGGTTGAGATCCAGTTGTTCCTGAAGCCGCTTCTTCAAAACCAAAATAGTAACCAGATGTATTGGTGTTTAAAAGTCTTGATACACCAACAATATTGCCCCATATGTCTAAACCATTACCTACAGCCGTTGCAACATTCCAGATGTTATTATAGAAATTAAGAATATCTACTGATGGTTCAACAGCATCATTATATGAACTTAACAAACTATTAATAGTTGGTGAATCTACATACTGACTCAACAAAGTCTGCGTCCATGTAAACCCTGTTGGAGAAAGTTGATTATTGGATAACCAACCAACATAATCCCCAAGCGCATTAACCCAAGGAACTATTGCTCCTGCATTATTACTCCATTCAGATTGTTGATAAATAGCCATTATTAATTGTCTTTAGTTAATGCTTCAGACCATTCTATTTTCATAAAGAATACCAATTAGCTGTACCATCGCAAATATAAGTTTTACCTGTTGTTACAGCTAATGTTTCTGCTGTAGTTACACCATTCAGCTTATCAGTAGTGCCTTGTCTTTGAACAGTAACGGTGTTACCTGTTATTGCATCAATTCTGCGTATTTGAATAGCTGGAGAAACACTTGTGCCGTAAGATGCAGCAAGCGGCAGAGTAATCACACGATTTCCAGAGGTTGCATCTACAAGAACAACGGCATTCATATTTGTTAGCGTGACTGCTGCATCAGTAATGGTCACACTATATTGAGCTATAGATGATGCAACCTCAAGACAACCGGTTCCTGTTATTTTAGAAACTTTTAAATTTTGACCCACAGAACCAACCGCTCCAATAACAGCCAACGCCCATTCGCCCTCTATTGCACTATTATCTGCTGAAGGACGAGCAATGCGAAGGCCGTTGCTACTTCTATTTTCAAGCCGTAAAGTTTCAGTTCCTACTCGCTTACGAGCTTCCAACGCCATATCTGAAGCATTAGAAATTGCAGCCGCATAAGAGAATACACCCGACACTTGATTTGGATAAAAACCAACACCATCGGTACGCATCGTTACATAACATAACGCAGCTGTTTCTATTGTTGGAAAGGGCGTATTGTTGCTATCATCCAGCATTGTAAAAATATTTTTGTAGCTTGGATATGCATAACTTGTGGTGCCTTTTGCAATTATTTCATTGCCTCCAGAAAACCCAAAAAATACATTTTTACGAGCTACAAAAGCAGCGTCTGAAGCGATAGTGCCTGGCGTTTCATTAGTGTTTCGTTGGTTGCTACCTTGAAACACAATACCTTGTCCAGTGCCAGTAGCAATTCGGTTTGCACGGCAATTAATAAAAAAATTGTGATCTGAATTTTTTATGTTAAAAGCAATACCGTTAAAAAACTGTGCGCCACAATTCTCAAACTGATTAAGACTAACGTTTGCCAGAGTGTAAGTGCCACCGCTACCGCTACCGGAATACATAACTGTATCACCTTCCAACAGAAACAATCCTCCTGATTGATTAACAAAGTTTCTTGACCAACAATTAATAAAACGGTTGTGCTGTGGGTCTCTTGCATCCCATAATTCAGTTACACACCCGACTCGTATACCGTTGGTTTGAAATTCTCGAAACATTACATTTTCAAAAACGCCTTCATTAAAGGAAACTAAGTCGATACCGTATGATGCCCCCGTGCCGTTGGTAGTACAACCAGAATCAAAATAAATACTACGGACACCCCCTCCAGAATATTTAATGTTATTAACACCATTAACAGAACCAATATTTAACATTGTTCCAGCAGCTACACCAGCCCATACTAATTTGGTTGCGGCTGCTGCCCCTTGCGTTCCTATGTTATGTGGTTCATCAGACCCCTCACCCACAAACAATATGTTTGGGTACAAACAAGATAAAGTTGAAGTAATTTTGTATGAGCCAGCAGGAAGTAATATAGTTCCTCCTAATTTACTGCCGGTGTAATTTATTGCAGCTTGAATTGCTGGAGTATCATCCGCAACCCCATTGCCTACAGCACCAAAGTCTTTAACACTAACCGTATCGTTAAGCTTAGACGCTACTGTACGAGCAACTGCACCTGTGCCAGAAGTAATAGTACCAACTAAGGTCGAGCCTGTGGATGCTGATAATTGCGGTAATGTACAAT